AAAGCCGTCGGAACATCAGCAGATGCTGGTCGTTCGGAAGCACTATCTTTACTCATTATAGACGAGGCAGCACACGTTGAAGGACTCGAAGAGCTTTGGGCAGGTCTTTACCCCACTCTGTCAACAGGGGGTCGCTGTATTGCTTTGTCAACGCCTATGGGGGTTGGGAACTGGTTTCATAGAACTTATGTTGATGCCGAGAATGGAGACAACGAGTTTCATCCTGTCTCATTGCCTTGGGATGTTCATCCTGAGCGTGACCGCAATTGGTTCGAGAAAGAAACAAAGAACATGTCTCGAAGACAAATAGCACAAGAGCTTGAATGCAACTTTAACACTTCTGGTGAAACTGTAATACATCCTGACGATATTCACTGGTTAACGTCTTTGGTGTGTGAACCAGAATACAGAACAGGTTGGGATAGAAATATGTGGATATGGGAGAAACACCAAGAAGGTGTTCCCTATCTTTTAGTTGCCGACGTTGCAAGAGGTGATGGAGCTGATTCTTCTGTGTTTCATATTCTGAGAACAGACACAATGGAAGTTGTTGCTGAATATCAAGGAAAGCCAACACTAGACCACTTTGCCCGCGTTCTAAACGACGCAGGAAAAGAATATGGTAATTGCTTGCTTGTTGTTGAAAACATTGGCATTGGCATATCTGTTTGCGAAAAGCTAAGAGACCTTGAGTATCCAAACCTTTATTATTCAATAAAAGGAACACACGAATATGTTGACCCTATTACCGGAGAGTATAGCTCTAATGCTGTTATGGGTTTCACAACATCGTCGAAAACAAGACCTTTGATTGTTGCAAAGCTGGAAGAATATATAAGAAATAAATTGGTGAAGCCAAAATCTCAAAGACTTATCTCAGAAACTAAAACTTTTATCTGGAACAATGGAAAACCACAAGCCATGAGGTCTTATCATGACGATTTGATAATGTCTCTTGCTATAGCTTGTTGGGTCAGAGATACAGCCCTTGAGGTCTCGGAGAAAGAGGTATTGTATAAAAAAGCAATGGTCAATGCTATGTATTCAACAGGAAAAACTATTAACACAGCAATTCCGGGTATGAAAGAGTATAGTCAAGAGTTTGAAAAGAAATACGAAGAAGAGATAAAGACAGCAACAGAATTTGCTTGGATTTTCAAGGGATGACTTGACAAACCCTATACTTTATGGTATAATATAACTATTTATTACGAAAAGGAATAGCTATGGCAAAATATAATAAAAAGTCGCCTTACAATCCACAGTCGGATTTGTTCAAGGCACTCACAAGACTTTTCTCTGGACCGATTACTCAAAGAAGAACACAAACCGGTCGAGCACTCAGAAGAAGAGACTTGGACATGTATGCAAAACGTTTTCGTTCGGCATCGGGTCAACAGTTTAAAAAATGGGAGTACAACCCTATTAACAACCTCACACTTAACATGGTCTCCAATCGTAACCGTGCTGAGAGATATGTTGATTTTGATGAAATGGAGTACGTTCCTGAGATTGCCTCTTCTTTAGATATATACGCCGATGAAATGACAACACACACTGATATTCGTGAAATGCTTCGAATAAAGTGTGCAAACGAAGAAATAAAACACATCCTTCACAATCTTTATCATAATGTTTTAAACATTGAACACAATTTGTTTGGATGGTGTCGTACGATGTGTAAGTACGGGGATTTCTTTTTATATCTTGATATTGATGAACAACTAGGAATCAGAGCAGCTATTGGTCTTCCTCCAAGAGAGATTGAAAGACTTGAAGGAGAAGACGAGACCAATCCAAATTATGTACAATACCAATGGAACTCTGCTGCTTTAACACTTGAAAACTGGCAGGTTGCTCACTTTCGTGTACTTGGTAATGATAAGCATGCACCATATGGAACTTCTGTTCTTGAGCCGGCTCGACGCATCTATCGACAACTTATTCTTTTAGAAGACGCAATGATGGCTTATCGCATTGTTAGAGCACCGGAACGCCGTGTATTCAAAATTGATGTTGGTGGTATTCCTCCACAAGAGGTTGAACAGTACATGCAAAAGGTTATGACCCAAATGAAGCGTCATCAAGTTGTTGATCCAAAGACAGGACGAGTTGATCTTCGCTACAATCCGATGTCAATTGAGGAAGATTATTATATTCCAATTCGTGGCGGAACATCCAGCACAGACATCTCTTCACTTCCGGGTGCCCAATTTAATGGCGGTATTGACGACGTCAAGTATCTTCGAGACAAATTATTTTCAGCTCTCAAGATACCACAGTCATACCTTACCATGGGAGAAGGAGCAACAGAAGACAAGACAACCCTCGCCCAAAAAGATATCAGGTTTGCAAGAACCATTCAGAGACTACAGCGTGTAGCTATAGCTGAATTGGAAAAGATAGGTATCATTCACTTGTATACTCTCGGATATAGACAAGACGATTTATTATCATTTAAACTTAAACTAAATAATCCTTCAAAGATTGCTGAGCTACAAGAGCTTGAACATTGGAAACAAAAGTTTGATATCGCAGGAGCTGCAACTGAAGGTTATTTCTCAAAACGATGGATTGCTGAGAATCTTCTCGGAATGTCTGAGGATGAGTTTCTTCGCAACCAACGAGAAATGTTCTTCGATAAGAAGTATTCCGCCAAACTTGAAGCTGCCACCGCAGGTGGAGAAGCGGCTGAAGGAGAAGGTGGAGGCGGCGGACTTGCCGGTGGTCTTGGAGACCTCGGTGGAGCCGAAGGTGACCTCGGTGGTGACCTTGATCTCGGAGGGGAAGGCGAGGACATTGCTGGGGAAACCGGCGGTGACGAAGGGGGTGATACTGATCTCCTCGCTGAACCTCCACCCGCTAAACGAGATGACTTTAAATTTGTCGAGCCTCCCGCTCTTTTCAAGAAGAGCAAGAAAGGTGGCATAACAAAACACCTTAGAAACACTGCTAAAGGCGGAGAACATGGAACAACAAAGAGAACTGCATTTCCGGGCGGATATGGCTACGGAAGTTTAAATTCAATGCACGAACAGATGAATCAAGACGAAGACAAGTTGTTTGCTGTCTCTCGTGATATTGAAGTCTTACTAGAAGGTTTATTCAACAAGGAGAAACAAGATGAAACACAATAAGAAAAGAAATACCGCTTTTCTTTACGAATGTCTTATAAAAGAAATGACAAAGGCAATCGTACGAAAGGACGAGACCACAAAGCAAACAGTGGTTGAGATTCTAAAGAACAACTTCTCAAAAGGATCTCCGTTATACAACGACTTGCAACAATATAAACAATTGCTCGAGACTCAAAATCTTTCCGAAGAATTTGCAACACGTTTCATAACAGAAGTTAAAAACGATTGGAGTGAACTAGACAGGAAGGAAATATTCAATTGCCAGACTCAACTTATTAAACAAATAAACGAAACAGTCTCTTCAAACGTATTTAGTAACTTTGTTCCAAACTACAAAAACATAGCCACAGTTGGCTCATATTTCTATTCTAAAGGCTCTAAACCAAAAGTTAGACTGTTGATAGAGGATAGAGTAAAGACGCTTGTTATTTCACAAGCTAGAGCCTCTAAAGAGGAAGAAATGAAACCATTGGATAGTCTCACATATAAAACTTTTATCAATAAGTTCAATGAAACATACCAACATACTTTAAGAGATGAACAAAGAGGTTTATTAACAAATTATATCACATCCTTTTCCGACAATGGCTTGGGTTTAAAATCGTTTATGAATGAAGAGATTGGTAGATTGAAGAGCGAAATACAAACGCTAGCTGAGACTAGTTACGGAGACAAGCTCCTCAAGGTAAAAGAAAAGCTTGAAGACTTTTCAAAACAGCCAATAAGTGAAGCCATGGTTAAGGATGTATTTTATATTCAAGATTTAATTGCGGAGATCAATAAAAATGAAAGTTAACATATTACCACCTCAAGATATTGTAACCGTTGATCCTTTTGAAACAGTTAAGGTAAATATCAAACCAACCATAAGCGTTGAGATCAAAGACTCAAACAAAAAACGCATTGATTTTGAAATGAACATGCGTAAAGCTTTGAATGGAGATCTGATGATCTTTGATCATAAAGATATTGATATCATCGTAATGACAGAAAAGAAGAAAATTGTTGCATTTGCAAAGGACTTGATGTCTGAAGTTGTTTACGGAGCAGAGTCAAGACTTATGGAACATCTTCGACGTTCTGGAGTTATTGAATACGATTCTATTCAAGGCGGCAATGTATATGGTTCTTTGGAAGGAAAGTTGCACGATTCAACAGAAAGAGATTCTGTTAAGGTAGCTGTCTATCAAATTTCTGAATGGATGAAGGACGAGCTTCCTTATATTGAAGCAACAAAAGGTCACGATGAAAATATGGAAGACGCTATACTTGATCCTAATGATAAGGACTCAACGGAGCTCGGCGAAGTTCCACATGCAGAAGAGAAAGGCTCTATTCGAGACCACAACATGTTTGCACCATATCTATACGGGAGGTACACTTACTAATGAAACTTATAATGGAAAACTGGAAGAGATTCCTTAAAGAAAGCGAAATGTATGATTATGAACCAGAAAAGTTTGGTCCATTATCTGTCTATCATGCTGACGCCGGTGAGTATGGACAAATTGTATTATATCATATGATGCCAAAGATTGGAGACAACCTTATATACCTTGTCGGAACTCTGACATATGATTTGACTATGGAGCCTTGTGTACCAGAAACTTTTCAAGTATCAGCCGTATATGTTGAAAAGCTAGCTCGTGGAAACAAGTATGCAAAACTAATGTATGATTTGGCTTTTTACATTGTTGGAGAAAAAGGCGCTGGTTTAACTTCCGATCACATGGTTGGTACAACCAAGATAGCAAAAGATAAGGCTTGGAACTATATCAACTCAGCAGAGAGCGAGTACAATAAAAGAAAAACCGATCAGGGAAATGCAAAATTCGATTACAATAACAGCACACCAGATGATCCAAATGATGATTGCGATAGCGGTTTAGAAGGTAAAGAGATGGCAACAGATTATTCATATTCTATGGTTAACACCTCGGAGCCTGCTGCTAAGTACAAAATGTTAATTAGAAATCATCTTTTAAATATCAGATATCTTCGCGGTGGCAAGAACATGATGTGGTTAGAGAAGGAACTTACAAACAGAGCAGATGAAGGCTTCAACAGAGCTCATCTCGAACAAACTTCTATAGAGGACTGATGTGACTTTTATTTACATGGAGATGAAAATGGATTTGATATATTTTATTTTAACAGCCTATGGCTTGACTCAAATCTTGGTTTATTCCAAGATATTTGAAAAAATAAGGCCGGCTCGAGATCAATATGGGCTTATAGGTTATATGGCCAACTGTTCAATGTGTATGGGTTTTTGGGTTGGTGTGTTTTTATTTTTAATTAACGGCTTTACAGAACTATTTACATTTGATTATAATGTAATAAATGCTTTTATTTGTGGATGCGTTTCTGCTGGTACGTCTTATCTGATTTCAATGTTGGTAGATGACAGTGGTTTTAGAGGCCCACAGAAAGAGGTTAATTGTAACTGTTCACAAAGGAGTAAACTATAATGAAAATTACAAACGAACAATTAAGACAAATTATAAAAGAAGAACTTGAGAACGTTCTTAACGAAACCATCCCTACTGATCCGGGCTTAGAAAGTATGCCTAGATCTTTTTGGACTGCTATGAGCGATCACACAGATAAGTGGCTAAAACAAAGTGGGCAAAAGTTAGCAACAGATAATCAATTTTGGATATATTTTAACAACTTAAGAGGAAAACTTAAAGCAGTCATTGCAGATGATTCCGAAGTAAACATCAAAAATGCAAACACTGCTATGATTCCATTGAGTACTTATTACCCAGAAGTTGCTCAAGAATTTATTTCAGGCGCCGAACAAACAAACAGTGGGCTTACATTTGGGAAAAATCCATAAAGAGGAAATCTATAATGAAAATTACAAACGAACAATTAAGACAAATTATAAAAGAAGAACTCGAAGCGGTGATGAACGAATCTCCACTTCAATGGGTTTTAAACCAGAAAAGAAAACAAAATATGCAAAAAATGCCACCAGCACCAGAGGAAATAAGTGAGCCTTCTGGAAGAGACACTGGTGATTCTGAGTGGAGATCACAATATCTAGATAAACAAGCTGATATGGAATACTCTCGACGTTCAGCCGCACTTCCTAAAGAAGTGTATGATATTTTAAAACCACAAGGTCTAAACGTACAACTTCAGAATGGTGAACTTGTAGCAAAAGTTCTAGACCCAGACAGGCCCGGAAAGAAATTTATGATGCGCATACAACTTGACCCAAGATCGTCAGTTGAACAAAATGCTCAAGATGCTGTTGAACAAATTAGGCAAACAGATCCTAAAGCAACTAACCTTAGACAAGGTAAAAAAGCTGCAACTATTGATATTGCCGATCCGTTCATGGAAGGCAAAAGGAGAAAACAATGATTAAGTGGATGCTACAACCTGTTCGTCGCTGCTGCTCAGGTAGCTGACTCAAGCGGGTGGTGCCCGTTTATTTGGAGAAAAAAATGAGTAAACAATTATTAACAGAGTTTTTCGAATTATGTCCCAATGGACGCTGTCTTGATCTTTTAAGCGAGAGGCAAAAACAAGAGGTTATAAAAGAAGGTGCTGTTTATCTTACTGGTCGTATTCAAACGGCTGGAAAAAAGAACGGAAATGGACGAGTCTATCCAAAGAAAGTTCTGGAAAAGGAAATTAGAAATTATCAAAAAGTTGTCAAAGACAACAGAGCAACAGGAGAATTAGATCATCCTGATGATTCTGTCATTAATCTTAAGAATGTATCGCACTTGGTTGTTGAATGTTGGTGGCAAGGAAACGATGTAATGGGCAAAATAAAAGTTCTTGATACACCATCTGGTCGTATTCTAAAGGACCTTATAAATGCTGGTGTTAAGTTGGGAATCTCGTCCCGAGGATTAGGCTCGGTTAACGAAGATATAAATGGAAACTCCGTCGTAGGAGAAGACTTTCAACTTATTTGTTTTGATATTGTGTCAGAACCTTCAACTCCTGATGCTTATGTTTACCCAAATGAGAAGTCACACTCTATGAGTTCTGATATGTTTAAGGTTAAGATGAGAGAAAATAAAGAAAACCAAATAGATAATCTATTTAGTAAGATATTGAGGGATTAAATGAATAAAAACGAATTAAAGAAAATGCTTAAACCGTTGATAAAAGAGTGCATCAAAGAAGTCATATTCGAAGAAGGCACTCTTTCTTCAATCGTATCAGAAGTGGCACAAGGTTTAGGGCAACAAACGCTTGTCGAGTCCAAGCAAAAGTTTCCAACAAAGCAAAAACCACAATACGAGACAGACGAACAAGCAAAAATAAGACTTGATGAGCAAAGAAAAAAGATGATGGATGCAATTGGCGGAGACGCTTATAATGGCGTAAACCTTTTTGAAGGAACTACTCCGGCTCCAACACCACAACAACAAGGTCAAGGACCTCTAGATGGTGTTGCCCCAAATGATCCCGGAGTTGATATCTCTTCTGTTATGGGAAAATCATCAGCAATCTGGTCAAAAATGGTAGGTAAATAATGGGTATTAACTATTCAGTCAAGGTCCGAAGAAAGGACAATATTGAGCGTGTCATAAAGCGTTTTATAAAAAAATGTAAAAAGCTCGGAATCATTGACGAAGTAAAAGATAGAAGACATTACACTAAACCCTCGGAGAAAAGGCGACGTGCAAAAGAACGTGCAATTCGAAGACGCAAGAAAGAAGAGAGAAAACGTAGAAAATAAACTATTTATTTAGGAAATTAGGATAAAATATGGCAAATAATGTATATGGCGTAGGATTGAGAAATGTCGGCTCTTATCAAGTCGCAGGCTCTCCTTATCTTACAGCTTCCAATATAAACGATGAAGAGAAGATTTTTACCTTTCCTTATGTGACCAAAAGAATAATGGTTCATAACACAGGATCGGCAGATCTTTATTTATATTTTTCTGATTCTTCTGTGAACAAGTTGATTGTGCCAACGACAAAAAAACTTGATATGGACGTCAAGTGCACTTCAATTTATGTTTCATCTTCAGCAGCAACAGGCATGCAGATGTTTGCTGAAGTTACGAATATTCCAATTGGAAGAATGTATTCGTTTGATGGTTTGGAGGGTGTATAATGGCTAATAATGTTTATGGAGTTGGCTTATATAATGTAGGGTCTTACCAAGTTGCTGGTCGACCTTATTGTGCAACAGGGTCAACGGCTGCTTCGAGAACAGATATAACATTTCCGGAAGTCACAAAGCAAGTTGTAGTTATGAACAGACATGCAACTCAAGACTTAGATGTTTTCTTTCATACAGCTTCAGCAGCAGCAAACAGGTTTACTATCTCTGCTGGAGAACAACAAACATTCAATGTAAAATGTAAGGAAGTGTTTCTCACAGGCTCAGCCACAGGAACAACTTACACGCTTTACGCTTCGTTAACACACATTCCAGCTAGTCGCATGTTTAACCTAACTGGTAGTGGCGTAACGGAGTAACAATGGCGAATAATGTATATGGTAGTGGATTAAGAAATGTTGGGTCTTATCAGGTATCTGGTAAACCTTACGTTACTGGTTCCACGGTTTCTGATGGTACAGAACAAAAGATTGAATTTTCCGAAGTTACAAATAACGTGACGATTAAATATGATTCAACACGTTCTGGTCTTTATAAATCTTTATATTTTTCAGGATCTCACTTGGCTGTTACTGGATCGTTAGCTCTTGATGGATCAGATTTGCATCCAACTAGTTCAGTTAGTTTTACTTGGTGGGGAAAACCTGCTCCGAAAGGTGGTAGTGGCGTCGATATGACATTGATGGGTTTTGGAAATAGTTGGAATGGAAATGATAATACCTTAACTCAAGATAAAAATAATGCCAATGTACATTGGATAAATGCTCTTGGAGATAAACATACTTTTAATGATGGCCTGCTCCCATCAGGATATTCAAACTTTGATTCTGAAGGTTTTGCCAACGACTGGTTTCACTACGCTCTTACTTTAGAATCAAGTAACGACGGAGATACATTGACTGCTGCTTTCTATAGAAACGGTCAAGCTCTGGCTGGAACAAACGAAACCAGAAATGGTACCAACGTTGTCAATCACAATGATGCTGGGGCTTCCGACCCGATCTATAGATCTTTTCATATAGGTGGTTTTAACCCAGAAGTTTATCATTATTTTGCAGATGTGATTTTGTGGGATGGAGCTTTAAGCCCCACACAAGTTGATTCTCTTTATCAAGCCAGTGCTTCCTATAGCAGCAGTGGCCACAATCCAGATGGTTTGCAAAAAGTTTGTTGGCTTAAGCCGACTGGTAGTGTACAGGAAATAGAACTAGATGATGGACATGGGCCAGTTATTCCCTTTTTTAAAAATTTTGGAATATCTTCTGATCTTTTTTTAATAAGGATGGGAGGTTCTGATAGCTATGAAGGAGGAACGAACACTGATGATGGCTCCGACTGGCAGAAAATTGTTGGAGATAGCCCGTTTGAGCAAGGGCTAGAGACCACATCATTATTAATCTCTTCATCAGTTGGATACATATCTGAAAATAGTCATGGAATGACCGATGGGCAAAACTTTACAATAACAGCATGGTATAAGCCTTATGCATCTGGTTCTTCCCCTTCGGCCGAAGATCTTAACGATTTTATTTTCGGGTTTGCTAATAGTTTACCTGCTCACACGGCCCCAAATTCTACAAGGCCAGCGCTTGTTCTAGCTCGAGCATTCACTTCAGGTCAGACAAATTTCAATCTAATAGATGATAGCGAAGGTGCGAGATGCCTATACACAAGTCAAAATATTATGTTGGAAGATCAATGGAATCATATAGCCCTGATTGTTTCTAGTTCAAACAGTTCAGATTATACAGTAAGTTATCTTATTAACAATACAGGCGCAACCTCTTCTCCTGCTACGGTAGCAGCTGGTGAGACTCATGATTTGGTAAACTATAATAAGTTTTTTATTGGTGGCTATAATTCTTCTAGTGACCGTCACGAGGAAGCTCGGTTTAGAGATGTTATTGTTTGGAATGATGCCTTAACCACAACACAGGTGGAAAATATTGCCTCTGCGTATGGTGATTATACCAATGCAGCTTTTGAGCCCATAATAGACGGAGATGTTGTTGAGAAAAAATTCTGGTTGGCTCCTTCTGTAAATCCAACTCCATCACCGCATAGTCTTGTTAATTATGGCACGGTTGGTGGAAATTTTATAAGACAGGGTCAAAGGACTCCAGATGTTGTTAACATCGTAGATGATTCTCCCTATACATCAACAAAACAGAAAGTACATAATAATAGCTTGAGAATTAGTGGGAGCGCATTTTTGTCCAGTTCGACTGATGTTTTTACTGGGACTGGTGCTGGAGAATCTTATTCTGTTTCCATGTGGGTAAAGTATCCCGTAGCTGCTTCTGTTACTGATGATGGAACAGCGGCTTATGATAACAATTTATTGTGGGCCATCGCCAATAGCAATGCCAGATCTATGGTTCGAGAAAAACAGAATCACTTGTCCTTTATTGCAACGGTTGGAGCATCTGGGGCATCAGTTGTGAGTATACCAGACTTTTTTGAAAATTATCCCGGTCAATGGAATTTTCTAACTTTTGTTGCGAAAGATGTTGGCAGTGGTACCACAACAGAAACAACAGTTTCGTTAAATGGTGTTATAATAGATACAGACTCAACCAGTGGCGAATTAAGAAAACAATTTCCAAATAATGCTACTGCTACTCGTAAGTTTTATGTTGCCGGAACTCCGGGCAAAGAAGAGACTCCAAATGAGCAAGTGTATGTAAGAGATGTTATCATGTGGGATGGAGCATTGTCACCAACAGATATCACAACTCTTTACAATGGTGGAAACTATTATGATTTTAATAGTTTTACAACTTACGACAAACTAGTCTGGATAAAGCCGGTTGATCCATCTGGTACAAGCTATAACGGCTCATCAACAATAATAAATTCAGGAACTACTGGTGGTAATTTTGAAGTTGTTGACTATGATGAAGCATCAACAATTGTGGAAACATCTGCACAGGATGTAGAAAGACTTTTCATAACTAGTCCTAGGAAATCTGGAGTTGGAAATCTCAGAATACACTTTAGGTCAACTGGTTCAAGCAATGTTGCAACAAACAAACATTATTGGAGTTTATCAAACAAAGATGAAAAGCTTGAGATGAATGTGAAAACAAAAGAGATATACCTTTCAGCGGACAGCGGACATTGTGATTTCTCCATTCAAGCCGACTTGACAAACATACCTTCATCTAGAATGTATGAACATACAGGATCAGGGGTGGATGAATAATGGGAGAATTTGGCTGGGCATATGTAAGCGGTTCACAGATACCGGATGGTAAAGAAGGGTCTTTACAGTATAAGAAAGGAAATGAGATATCAGGTTCAGTTGAACTATCTTTTGATTATAGTACAAACGAACTCAACCTTTCCGGAAACTTAAACGTATCGGGAGCAGTTAATGCAAACGAACTAAACTTAAATGTTACAAATAAGACCGTAACAAATATCTCAATGACAGGGTCAACCAAGTTTGGAGATACAACCGATGACCAGCACAAATTCATCGGAACAACAATATTGACAGGAGCAGCGGACTCGGCACTTGTATACCGAGTAACCTCTAGTGCATGGCAATACCTAGGAACCGGTATTTCCGGAGAAGTAGATCATCATAGTGAAGTTCCAGAG